AAGACCGCCTATACCAGTAAATGCTTTAGCAATATCTTCAGCAGCTATTTTGAACGCTTTACTTTTAGTATCTCTGCCTATTACCGCAGGAGATATTGGCTGTATTGCTGAACCTAAAAATTGTAATTGCCTAAATGGATCATTTATTCTTCTATCAAATTCTGCTCTATCAGCAGCTAACTGTGTTTGGTCTAATATTTGTTGTTGTTGTCCTAAACTAGATAATAAACCTAGATTTCTATATTGATCTCCTAATTGACCTGTTAGCAAATTAGCTTGTAATCCCATTTGTTTTAAATCTAATTGTGGCTCTAGCAAAAATGCTTGTTGCCTACGTTTTGCATCGGCATCAGCGAGTTTTGCTGCTTCTTGAAAACCTTTTAATCTTAAACCAGCAATAGTGCTTGCTGTTTCTTCATCTAGCGGTCTAGTAGCTTCTGATTCTATAATTCCAGAGCGACTGCCACCAAAAGCACCAGCTCTAATTGCTTTGTCTTGTGCTTGTAATGTTAATATATCCCTTCGTCTATCTATATCTGCTAAAAAAGGATCTATTACAGCTCCTTCTAAATTGCTTTGATAATTAGCAAGATTATCTAATAAAGAAGCTGATTGAACATTTGGTGAGCCTTGTGCAATTAAATTACTAATTCCAGCTCTAGGATCAAGCGACATACTTTCGTCAAACATTCCCCTAGTTCTTTCTAAAACTCTTTGTTGATCTGGTGTTAAACCAGCAACCATTGAACCTGTGTATGGCGTAAAATCTAAATCTTGCATACCTGTTTCAGATACTTTTGTATAAAGATCCTGTAAATAATCAGGTACAACTGCTCTTTCTGATGTTTTTGATTTTCCTGCGCTCATAATTCTTTAACAATTAAATTTTCTTCTTGGAAACCAAGATGTTTAATCTTACGAATCCAACCTTTACGACCACCGCCATAAAGTCTTTTAACACCTATAGCTTTGGCAAATGTTTCTATAGAAGTTAGCATTTGTTCTAATTCTTCGTAATTACCGCCACAAAACATTAAATTCATAATAGTTATTTGTGGCAGACGAACTATTTCTGTAACAAAAGCAGACTCTTTGCCTGACCATAAATGGAAAAATCCATGTCTTATTTTATCTTCTATGTCGTCTATTGTATAGGAATCTTGATGTTTTAGAGCAGGCTCAATAAATTGCTTGCAATAATCCCATTGTAGTTCCCAATCTTCTTTTTTAATCACCCTTTGCATATTCAACTAAACTGGTTATTGCCATAATTCTATTAGCATCGTTAGCAGTTAATTTAAGTATTTCACCTGCTTGTAAAACTAAATCTCTACTTAATAATTCAGCAGTTGTATTGCCTGCGACAGTAAAATCATCATAAATATTAAAAACATTAGAACCAGAGTCAGTCAAAGTAACACTTAAAGTAGTTGATGCAGCATTGTTGTTATTAACTAAAATAGATTCAATAACTGCAAAATCAAAATCTGAACCAGATGGTGCAGTAAATAAAGTAGTTGCATTAGTAGTAGTTAAACTTACTTTGGCATTAGTTACTCTTTGTATATATTGACTTTTACTAGCAGGATCTATCATCTACGACCTCTAGGTTGTACATCTAGTCTAATCTTACCAACTTGAAAGTCTTGCGTGACATCGCCTTCTATTTTCATTTGTACTTGTCTAGCAGAAAATCTAGCATCGGTATAACCATCAGCGTTGAAAGAAAAACTACCAAAATCTGTATCTACACCTAATGGTGTAAAACGACCAGTAAAACTTAAAGTTATTGCTGGCAAAGTTGTAGTTTCTTCGTCAGGTAAAATTTGATTTACTTGTGCTACTTTATCACCATTACCTATTTCCAATGGGCCTGTAAGACAAAAAGGCTTTCTTGTACCCAATCCTGGTGAATTAAATAAAGCCCTTTTGTCGTGTTCATAAACAAAACCACCAGAATCGCAAGCGATTGGATTATCAAAGACACCTTGATCTATCCAGCAACCTCTATCAAGTTCACCAATAGACCAAACATTGTCTAAGTAATTCCAAATTATATATTTGTTTGGTGTTAGCTGATCTACATCTCCTACTGGAAAAAACCACCAGATTTCGTTGTAGTCAATATTGTGTGCGCCAAAAGTAGCTTGTTGAGTGTTTTGTTGTAAGTTGTCAAAGATAAAATCATGGACATCTGATTTAAGTTCTCTAACCCTACCATCGTAAGTAAAGAAAGAGTTTTCACTTATCCACGATAAGAACCCACCAGAAGATATGATTGATCTTGGACTGATTGCTTTACAATTTACCCCAGCATCTTGTATGCCATAAACAAACGGACTACCTGTGTAGTACAGCTTGTTTATACCAACATCGGTAAAAATAATAATA